GCACGACCAAGTAGCCAAGGTGGTGTTGACGTAGCAGGTATGATACGTTTCAATAGTACATCTAACTTGCTAGAATATTATGACGGTACAAATTGGCAAGTTGCTGGTAGTACATTTACAGTTATCAGTGATCGCCAATTCTCAGGCAACGTAGGCGGTGGTTATGGTAACGTTGACGGTACTAACACAACGTTTACGATACAATCTAATGCAACAACATCGGGTACATTGGTTGCTATTAACGGTGTTATGCAGTTCCCAACACTGGCTTACTCAGTAAGTGGTGCTACATTGACATTTACAGAACCACCTGCACCAGGTGATGTCATTGACGTTCGTATATTAACCACAACAGCCACAGTAAGCTCAATTGCTAACGGTAACGGTGTAAATCAGTTAGTAGCTGATAATACTGGTGTTAGCTTTTATACTGGAACAAACTCTACAATAGAACAGGTATTAATTGATCCGGTAGGTAACTTTAATTTCCTCAATCAAAATCATATTACCTACACTCAAGCACCAGTTAATATTCCAACAGCTGGTAGTCCTGTGGTGATTGATACATTCAGTCAAACTGCTTATACCACTGGTAAGTATACTATACAATCTAAAGTTGGCACAGCTAACTTTGAAACATACGAGTCACACGTGATTACAGATGGTGCAGGTAATGCTTACATCAGTACATTTGGTATCGTTAACAATGGTACTTCATTTGGTACAATTAGTGCTAACGTGGTCAGTGGTAATGTAAGAGTGTACTACACATCAACTATAGCACAGGCTAATGTTAAAGCATTTGGTACTTACATTGTATAAAGGTAAACGATGTTAAACATTTCAAAACAGTATCGCACGGACTACACTGGTGAGGACATAATCACTGAACGCAAGCATGAAAATCGCATGTGGAGCGAAACAGTTGAAACAGTGCCTAATGCTGTTACCAATAATCAAATATCAAATCGTGCTGTTATCATTGGTAATAGTCCCACTAGATTAGATTTTGATCTAAACAATCTAAAACATGCCAGCGGTTTGTTAGGTGCTAATACTTTACAAACCTATGGGTGTAATGCACTATATAGAGACTTTACACCTGATTTTCTAGTAGTACAAGGCAACGACATGGTTGATGAGTTGGCTAAAAGCTCTTATCCACGAAATAACATTGTCTATACCAATGCTATAAATTTATTAGCATATCCAAATACATTTTATCTCATCCCATACAATCCGTATGCTGATAGTGGCACAACTGCTGCCTACATAGCTGCGTTTGATGGACACAAAAAAATCTATCTATTAGGTTTCCATGGACAGGATACACCAGGAATAAACTTTAATGTATATGCTGGAACCAATGCCTATGACGCTGAAGAATCTGATGTAGGTAGTGATAAATGGACTAACAATCTCGCTCAACTGTTCACAGTCTATGATGATGTTGATTTTGCTTGGGTTACCAACCGTGGCACCAGCACAGTACCAAACAGTTGGAAAGATTGCTCAAACTTACGCCAGATATCATTTAGAGATTTTGTAGTAGAAGCTGACTTATAAGACTGATTCCAACGTCTTAATCTTTGCACTTACAGCATCAAAATTAATAGTACGCCAAACACCAGGATGTAAAGGTTTAGGATGATCCTCTAATGCTACCCAGCAAAAGCCACGATGTTCAAAATTAAGTTTGGGTGTGAATTCTTCGTCTACTGGAATCAAGAAAGTATTGTAACTGAACTTACCATTGTCGCTGGTAAATTTTTCTATGGGGATGACTTTGACATCTTGGAAGTTGTAACCTAGTTCTTCGCTAAGTTCTCTATACAAGCTGGTTAACAGCAGTTCACCAGCATCAATCTTACCACCAGCCAGGCCCCAAGTACCACTATACTTGTCACCGTCACGTAATAGGAAAAGATAACGACCTGTTGAAACACTGTAGATGAAAGTGCCTACACCTTCTATAAGACCAGTGTCCAAAGACCGTTTTTGTGTTGAAGTTAGCATAAAAATTAAAGAACTAAAGTCCATCCACCATTTTTATATTCGCCTTCAAAACTCTTCACCCATTGATTGAGATTCCATTTATATTGAGTTCCTGTGGTAAGATTACTTACATATTGTAACGTAGTATCAGTCTGGCTGTCAAACGATACAAACCAATGTACGCCAGTATATTGTATGATGTCGTTCGCATGACAGACTAAATCTACCCCATCAGTACCGCGCCATAGTGTTGGTCCGCTGCTTGGGGCAGCATTGGCACTACCAACATCACCTAGGATCAAATATCTGGTACCAGCTGATGGATGAGTGATACTGGATGTTAAACTTGAACTAGTTGGGTTGATGATAGCATTGATTGGAGTTAGTGTGTTACCTGGGATAGTATCAATGTCTACGTTAAATAACATCAGCGTAGGATCTGTTGGGTGGTAACTGACAGTACCAATGACTTCTGAGACGCCGTCAGGTTGTAGCAGTCGTACTTCACTGATACCTGGACTTAGATTACCATAGATGTTGACAAAAGCCGCCCAATTATCAGGAGTACCAACTTTGACTGGAGTACCGGTGATATCTTCACCACCAATGTCACGAGGTGTTTCTACGTCCTGTTGTTTCAACAGTGTTAAGGTATTGCCAATTAACAGTGTACCATAGTTCATTGGCGTAAAGTATTGACGTGTACCTAGTAAATTGTCATCAGTCAATACGCTGTCGCTGAGATTACCATCGCTATCATGTATGCTAGCAACGATCTTTTGGATAACGCCAAGTTTCTTAACTTTAGCTGGAGGAGTTATCCACACAGGCAATTTAAATGTTAACGTAGCAACATCAATGGGATTATCTGTACCAATAGGCACACTACGGCTGGTCCAATTTGGACTTTCTAAATAAACAACGCTTAGGCTAGTCCAATCAATGTAGTTGTCTGTTGACTGTATTTCCATGGCCGGATTAAACAATACGATCAACTGTTCTAATAACTGTAATTTTTGTTTAGTATTGCTAGTCCAAATATCTACTTTCAATTCTATAGTATAAGGAACAGGCATGCTGCGTTCAATGGTAAAAGCATTGCCTTGTTTATCTTCATACTCCATCGTGTTTTCATTGTAATACTTTTGGCGTATCTGTATCTTGCCAACAAAGTCAGGTTGTTGTACACGATCTCTGTCATAGGTAATATTATTGATATACACAGTCATAGCTGGTACGGCATTCATGACATTAGGTGCGGCATTTTGTGTGATAATCTGTGCTACCTGGCGACTACCATCACCCCAATAAACAGGCACACGTTGTAGAGTTTGATGCCCATTACGATCAAATCCAAACTCAACCTGGAAACCTGACACCATGCGAACAAACTGTGCTAGGAAGCGTTCTATCTGAGCATCATAAAAAAACTGTTGATTAGCTGTGGCCATTATTGATTATCCGCTGTTGGACGTAAGGCTTGACTCAAGCTCTGACGTTGTGGTACTACACGACTGTAGACTGTATATTCTATCGTATCACCTATATGATACAAGGTGTTGCTGACTGTAAAGCCAATGTTGCCTGTAGCATTGGCAATAACGATATTGTCTAGTGCACCTGTGATTAATAAATTGTTAATCTTAACTTTAACACCGTAGCTGCTTACATAGTGTAGTTTAGTAATAACGTTGCCACTGGTGTAGCTGAATGAGCTGGTGATAGCATTAGCTGGTGGAGTATAGACATTGGCTACTCTGATGACATCTGAGCCCACTGAATTTTCGTAGAATTTATCGTAGTCATTGATAAAGCCACTTAGTTGTGTTTGGTTTTGACTGCCTGGTGTTAGGTTAGTTCGCACAGAATCCTCAATCTTGACCCAACGACGTCCATCAAAGCGGAACAGTCTATTAGGTACGTAGTCTAATCTCAAGTAGTAGTCGTTGACTGTTGGACTGACTGGGAATGAAATACCTGCGGCAACAGTTGTGCCATTGGCAGGAACACCATCACCAGTCAAGTAACCGCCAACTTTATATGGAGTATTTTGTATAGCCTGTGGGTCATCTATAGCACTACCTGTTGGAGGAGTCGTAAGTGCGCTGGTATCATTTTCATTTGGATCTGCTGGATATCCATCATCTTGTACAGGAGCCACATAGATACTGCTGGTATCATACCCTGATGCTGGAACGTCTTGTTCTGCACGTTGTACGACAGCATCATTGATACCAATGTATTTGTCTAGAGTGCTGAGTACTTGTCCTAGTGTATCTGTAGTATTTTCACCAGCGGCGATCTGATTGATAATATCTTTGTATTCTTGGCTGTCTACCAATGGTTGTAGTTTAACACGCCATAGGTGCGGCCAATAAGTTGGAGCAAAACCTTCTGCTGAACGACTTGCATCTTGTACAGTAAAGAAACGTTTAAGTGCTACAGGCAAGCCTTGATCCAATGGATAGTAGTCAATGAAGTTAGGCATTTCTAACACGTCACCTACCATCAGTTTACGTCCTAGTATTTGCACCATGTCTTGATAGTGGAATGTAGCAAACATGGTATCGCCAGTTAGGAACAGGCCAAACTGTGTCAAGTCAAAATCATTGTCATTGATGCGATAGATAGTTCGCATGGTATATACTGACGTATCATACTTGCGGTCTCTGTTTTCTAAAAACAGCAGATCCTGTATGCCTGTGATACCTGTGCTGAGTGGGCTGGTATTGCCAGGTTCTGTGGCACTGATATTAGGTTGAGCTAGCGGACCTAAATACAAGTGGATATTAACATCAACTCCACCAACGGTAAACATTTCATGCATACGTTTGTCAAAAAACGTATCGTCATTACCTTTGGTTGGTTTATAGAGACTGAGTCTTGGCATCAATGAATCCTAATTATCTAGTATTTATCGCCGTTGACAAGTCAACCAAAATGTGTTATACTGTATTATGGCTGAAATTACTACGAGTTTAGATTGGGCAGAAGTCAGCATCCAGCTAGAAAATGCCGCCAAAAAGATGAAGCGTTACGGCCCTGATATGTTGCGTATGAGCAATGGTATAGCCTCTATGGTTAAGAAGTTAAGCGAAGAAGAAGTAAACTGCCGCAGGATGGGCAAGCAAACACGCCAGCATCGAGAGCTAGTAGCCAAAATCAACGAAGAAATAGCCAATTTTGAACGCTATCTAACTTTTGGTGTGCTGTTAAGTGGTTGACTTTTAAACCAAAAGATGCTATAATACACATAATAAAGGAGTGATTAGATGCTCAGTGGATTTAAAAAACTCATAACCAGTAATGGTACCCTGGTGTTATTGGCTATTATCGCAGTACCATATCTGCTGTATTCTTTATGGAATTCAGCGCCAGCCCAGGGTTGGACCAAGCCAACTAAAGGTACTAAAACCATTGAAGAAATAATCAATACTCCAATACCCAATATCAAGGCAGATGGATTTGACCCTGACTTTAAATCAACAATAACTCCATTGGAAGACACAAAATGAACAGTGAACTTGAACGATTAGCTAAAGAGGCAGGATTACCTGTGACAGATAACCTAGAACATTTCTATCGTCTAGTGGGTGAACGCTGTGCTGATATGTGCGGTAGCCAAAGCGATCAGAAAAATCTACGCAGACATTTTGGCCTAGATTACTATGATGGACCCAGCCACTATCAAGATCAACGCCATGAACAAACACAGTATGACTGGAGCAAACATTACGTCAAGGAACAGAAATGAGCTATCAATGGAATTATAAGTTTACCTATCCACACAAGCCAGAAAGCAAATATCAACGCTTGTTCCACGCACAGAAGATACTTGAGCTGGCTAGGCATGTCATGCTGTTAGATACCGTGGAACCAGTGGTAGATCTAGCACAAGCGAATAAATATCTCAATAAGTTTAGATTGGAGCGATAACATGGGTACACCTGTATATATGGAAATAGAAGAAGCCTACAGCATAGTGCAGTTCGCTGGCGAAGCCTATGGACAAAGTAATCTGTTTGGTGCCCTAAACAGCATGGAAGAAAACTGGGACGACTTAGACAGCATGGAACGTGCGGCTTACAAACAAGTCAAACGTGAATTGGAACGAGAGATCAAAGCAGTGCGTATCTCAGAAGATGACGGGCAACCAGATTGAACAGCGCAGAACAACATCAACAGGAATTAGAACATCAACAATGGGCTAATGAACATCATACTTGTTCTATCTGTCAGTGCGACTACACAGATGACGAAGGTGGCATACAAGGATACATAGGTATATTACCAACTAGTTTTTGCCCAACTTGTCTAAGTGGTGTGATTGATATGGTTGAACAGTTGACACAAGAATAAAATCCTGTATAATAAAGTTTAAACAAGAGAGGATAGCATGGCAATCAAGATCGATGGTATGAAAAAGAAAGCTAAAGTTACCAACATTAACTTCAGTGATGAAAAGTATACAGGTAGCGAGCCCAAATGGGACTATGATCGTGCCCTAACTTTTTCAGATAAAGAATTTGATCACCACTTGCGTAAAAGCCTCGCCTACTACAATTACTATTACGGACCTAAGGACCTAAAGAAATATGTCGTCCAATGGTTGCGCCAACATGAAGGCAACAATGGTGTCCATAAATTAGACAAAGCTACTATTGATCGCTATGCCCGTACATCAGACAGTTTAACGCCATTTACAGTCTGCGCACTGGTTAAAGCCAATGAACGTGGCATGCCATTGCGTGATCGCCATGTGGAATATATCCTTGATGCTGTAAAACGGGTATTAGACATGCGAGCGGATAATGATGAAGAATTTGATGTCAAGAAAGACGTTAAACTAGCCGTCCAAATTCCAACCATCCAAGACCGCATGAACGAAGTAGCTAAGAAACACATCTTATATTTTGAAATACTTGAAGATGGGTTATTCGCTGGTGAAACTGTAGATCCCAAAGCCTATGAATATCTAGTTAAGAATAGTGTACCACAGGCATTAATTAGTAAGATATCAGCAGTGTTTGAACCTCATTACGCTGAGCTTAAAGAAGCACGTAAGGG